CCTCTGCGTATTTTTCAAAAATAGAGGTCTTGACAGCACAGTCGTACTCTAACGGGCGCAATTTGCAGATGTTCGCCGAGGGCATAAAGGCTCTATATCCGGTCACGGCCAACCGCGCAGTGCTGATCGCAAGGGACCAAACCAACAAGGCGACTGCGGTAATCACCAGGACGCGCCAGATCGAACTCGGACTGAAGGAAGCGCTCTGGGTTCACTCAGGCGGCGGCAAGACGCCGCGCCCGTCGCACATGAGGGCCAATGGGGAGCGGTACAAGATTGCAGAGGGTTGCGTGATTGATGGCGTGCCGATTCAACCGGGGGAACTCATCAACTGCCGGTGTGTGTCGAGGCCGATTCTTCCGTATGTGACGGCGTGATCCAGGGACCATGCCCCTCAATCGGTTCATCGTCAGAAATATGCTTACCATGCTTAGGGCAGGAAGATGGAGCGGGGGCATGGTTGCACTGCGGTTCTATTTGTTGTGATGGCGTGATGATGATAGTTACCGTCTTTCCGTGATCTCTCCATAGACGATAGAAGTCTACAGAAATCCATCCGATAGTGCATAGTATCGCAGTCCCAAAAGTAAAAGGCATATTCCAAAACTCTCTTAAAAATTCAATCATTTGTGCCTCCAGCATTTGAGCGCCCACCATGCGCAGATGGCAAGCGCATTCCCGTTCGCTCTGGCAGATTCGACTGCTAAATTGTTCATTTTAAATCCTCCGTAAGCGGTACGACGCGGTTGAAGATCATGCCGCGATACGGTTGTTTTTCTTCCACATGGCGACACGATACTCTGCGAGAACTATTTCAATACTTATCGCTAGTATGTGTTCGTTATCCGTGAGCGGCTGGGTTTCGTTGAGAAAATCCAATAACGCAATCATGGCGGACTTCTTTTCTTCCAGTTTTTGAATCACGTCAATCCTCCAGTATCGGGCAACCCGACTTGTACGTTGGCAGCGGTTTGCACAGCGGCAGGTGCTTGCGGTAAGCGTTTGTGCCGACGACGGTCACCCCGCACTTCTTGCATATGTGCGGGACGGGTGAGCGGGGCGGTTTGGTTTGCGCGGCGCGTAGGGCGCGCGCTGCCTCAGACGGATTCATCGGAAAGCGCCCCCATCGTAATTGGGTGATTAAGCCGCAAGGAATCGTAATCCGGTTGGCGTTACCGTTACGCTCTACTGCAACCACAATTCCCATAATACGCACATTGCGTAATATGTCAAGTGGTCAATTTTGCATACTACAGAAAACAATAGATCGCCGATTTTTCTTGACAGGTACGTGGTGCGCAAGTGCTATTATTTCTACAGTATGCGGGAAGAAACCACATTGCCGATTGCTCTTGATGCCAGCGCTCGCACCATCGACCTCGATGGGCGGATGCACATCAGCAAGTCGCATATCAGCAAGGCGGGTGTGAATCCGTACTATGGCCGCGAGATTCCTGGCTACCAGGCGCTCGGCTTGCAGCCAGACAAGATTTACCGGATGCTGCGCGATCCCGGCGAGCTTGCCAAGGGCGCAAAGACTTTCGAGCGCAATCAGATACTTTCCAAGCACATCGCCGTTTCCGCTGACCAGCCGCGCAAAGACTTCGTGGTTGGATCGATTGGCTCTAACGTGGAGTTCAATGCGCCATACCTTGATGCCGATCTGTGTATCTGGGATGCAGAGGCAATCGCGGGAATCGAATCGGAGAAGGTGCAAGAGATTTCAGGGCAGTACCATTACAAGCCCGTCATGACCCCCGGCACGTATCAGGGTGAGGCGTATGACGGCGTGATCTCAGAGATTATCGGCAACGGCATTGCGCTGGTAGAGGCGGGCCGTGCCGGTTCCGACGTTGTAGCAGCAGACAGCAATCCCTTCAAAAGGATGGAAATCATGGATATGACCAAACGGGGCAAAGCCCTTTTCGTAACGCTTGGAGCCGCCTTCCCAACTCTGGCGAAGGATGCTGCTCTGTCGGCACTTGTCGGCGGGGCAACCAAAGAGACTTTCGACAAGGCGGGGGTGCGGGCAAAGTTGCTTGCGATGGATTCCGCGATTCCGCCTTTGCAACTGGACGTGGTGATGGATGCCGTTCTGGAATCCGCCGACGATCCCGAACCCAAGGAACCGAAGAAGGAAACCGCCAAAGACAAGGCGAAGGACGCCGACCCGGATGAAGAGGCTGAGTCTGAAGAGGAGAAGAAGGAACGCCTCGAAAAGCGCAAGGCCGCAAAGGACAAGAAGGCCAAGGACGCAGAGCCTGAAAAGGAAGACGAGAAAGAGAAGAAGTCCGAAAAGGCGATGGATGCCCGGATTGAAGCTCTTCGCTCCGAGTTCAAGCAAGCCGAAGAAGCCAAGCGCGACGTGCGCCCCACCGTTGGCGACGTGATCGCCCAGGACAGCGCTGAGAGCATCTATGGTTTCGCCCTCGACCAGATGAAGATCGATCATGCGGGCGTGACTGGAGTTCCGGCTCTCAAGGCGCTGTACCGTGTTGCTTCCAGCAAGTCCACTGACGCCCCGCGAATTGCGATGGACGCCGCCGCAATCACAACCAAGATTCCTGGATTCGACAGAGTCCGGGTGATGTGAGGAGAGAAATATGCCTTTTCAGACTCAAGTCAATATCAATCAGGCTCCTGCCGTCGCCGGTGACTTTGCTTCAGCGAATCCCCGTGCGACGGTGCTTGCCGGTGCCGGAGGTCTTGTAGCTGGCGCAGCCGGTGTAACCGTTGGCAAATTCGCATGGATCGCGGCTGACGGTAAAACTGTAACCAACTACGGACAGTATCCCGCCGTACCGGATGGATTCGTCCACCGCGAGCAGCAGGGGTTGATTACCAACTACCTCGCTGAATCTTCGATGCTGATTCCCGCCGGATTCCCGGTCGTGCTGCATCAGGCTGGCGACTTCTTTGCGAAGAACTCCGGACCTTCGGCGCTGATTCGCAACGGTGCGCTGTATGCCTCCTATGCGGACGGATCGGTTGTGACCGCCGCCCCCACAGGAGCAAGCGTTACCGGCTCCCTCGGCTCAACCAGCACCGGCTCCCTTGGTGCAACGTTCACTGCCAGCGTGGGAACCCCCACTACCAAGCTCGTTGTCACCTCCGTCACCGGCCTCATCAGCATCGGCGACACGGTGAGCGGGACCGGCATTACAGCGGGAACCACCATCCTGTCGCAGGATTCGGGCGGCACGGTGGGCGGCGCGGGAACCTACAACCTGAGCGCGGTGAATACCTGCTCTTCGGCCACGGTTACATCGTTCGGAGTCACGGTCAAGCTCACGGCCACCACCGGCCTTGTTTCCGTTGGCGACATCATCAGCGGCGGCGCGGGCTTCCCTGTCGGAGCAACGGTCACAGCCATCGTTAGCGGCGGCGGGTTGGCTACCGCAGGCGTCTACACCATCAGCGCCCCCGGCACGGCCTACACGGCCAGTGCAAGCGGCATTACCACCTTCGGCAACACGATTTACGTGTCTGCCGTTGCTTCGGGAACCATCGCAATCGGTGCGGCCATTTCCGGCGGCGCAATCGCAGCGAACTCCGTTGTTTCCTCTCAGGTGAATGGAACCCCCGGCGCAACCGGAACCTACACCGTCAGCAATGTCGCCGCCGCGTATGGTGCATCCGGCACCTTTACCACGGTCGGTGGTATCGCACTCACCGCATGGACAGCCCAGAGCGCCGCCGCGTCAGGCGAACTGGTTAAAATCTCGACGTTTGGAGCGTAGTATGGACCCGATCATTCAGGGACTTTCCGAAAAATGGGGCGTCAATCTCATGGGCGCTCCCGATGCGAAATTCCTGGCGATGGACGCGCAACCTACGCTCATCACCGCCAGCAACAGCGGCATCCTTGCGCTGCTTTCAACCTATGTCGAGCCGAAGGTTATCGAGGTGCTGCTTGCCCCGATGAAGGCCGCGCAGATCGTCGGCGACGAAGTTAAGAAGGGCGACTGGATTACCACCAGCGCCGAGTTCCCCGTCGTCGAAGTGACCGGTGAAGTCAGCTCGTATGGTGACTATGCCAACAATGGCCGCGCTGGGGCGAACGTCAACTGGATTGCCCGCCAACCCTACACTTACCAGACCTTCACGGAATGGGGAGAGCAGGAGTTGGAGCGTATGGGGCTTGCAAAGCTGGATTGGGCTGGACAGCAAAACCGCGCTAGCGTGATTACGCTCAACAAGTTCCAGAATTCCACCTACTTCCTCGGCGTCACTGGCCTTAAACTTTACGGATTGCTGAACGATCCGAGCTTGACTGCGCCGATTTCTCCCCTGACCAAGGCGGCTGGCGGAACATCGTGGGCGAATGGCGTGGCGCTGGAAATCTACAACGATATTCTGGCGCTCTACCAGCAGCTTGTCTCTCAGTCGAATGGCCTGCTCGACATCTCCGAAGACACGCCGATGACCCTGGCGCTGTCGGCATCGTCCTCAACGAATCTGCGCAAGACGAATCAGTACAACGTCAATGTGCTGGATCAGTTGAAAGCGAACTTCCCGGCGCTCAAGATCGTCACGGCTCCTGAATATGCCACAACCTCCGGCAATCTCGTCCAGTTGATTGTGGATGAGATGGAAGGCCAGCGCACGGCATCGGTTGCGTTTACCGAGAAACTGCGGGCGCATCCGATGATCGTTCATGAGTCCAGCTTCCGGCAGAAGAAGAGTCAGGGTACATGGGGCTGCATTATCTTCCGGCCCTTCCTGATTGCTCAGATGCTTGGCGTCTAGCGAAATCCAACCGTAAAAGGTCAGGGCTTACCGCTCTGGCCTTTTGCAAGGGAGATTGAAATGGCGAAGGACGTTGTAAGCACCACCGTGAATGTCGCAAGCGTTTCCAAGGCGAACACTCTTATCATCTTGAATCTGTTGAGGCAAATGGAATCCAAGGGATATACGCTTGATGATTGCATAGTTCTGATTCAAAAGAATATGTGATAATGGATTCAAAGGAGATTCGCAAATGGCTGAATCTATTATCATCGGTTGCCGGTTGCCTCACGGAATCACGCTGTCGCATCCGAAAAACCCCAAGCAGCTCGTTACCCTCAACGGCCTCAATAAGTCGCTCATCATCGGAGCGACTCACGCTACCACGGAAGTTGACTCTTCTTTCTGGGCTGCATGGAAGGCGGCCAACACCGACTTCACGCCCTATAAATCCAACGCGATCTTCGAGGCGAGTAGCGTAAAGGACGCGAATGCGCTTGCCAAGGAACTCGCCAAAGAAAAAACCGGCTTCGAGCCGAGAGAACAGACCGCACCAGGCATCGAAAAGGCAACCAGTTGAGCGTTGCAGTCTTCAATCCGACGGCTTTCAAGGCCCGCTATCCTGAGTTTGCGGCCATCGACAACGGTGTGCTGACTGGGATGTTTGCAGAAGCGGGCCTGTACCTCAACAACACGGATTGCAGTATTGTGCAGGACGTGGCGCGGCGGGGTGTGTTGCTGAATATGCTGACGGCGCACATCGCCTTCATCGGCGGGGTGTTGAACGCAGACGGACAGCCCCGACCTGTGGGGCGCGTGAGCGCGGCCACAGAGGGCAGCGTGAGTGCTTCCTTTGAGGGTGTGCCACCGACGCCGGGAAGTGGCGCATGGTTCAATCAATCGCAGTACGGCGCGGCGTTCTGGCAGGCTACGAGCAATTTACGCAGTGCGCGTTATATTCCATGCCCTACGAGGTTTTGATTATGGACGGAATTACCGGGCATGAGATCGAAGAAAGACTGGAACGCGTTGAAGATTTACTGGAGCGCATTTTGCACGTTTTGCGCCACCGGCTAACAGTTCACGTTTATCACCTTGTATGGGAGATCATTCCAATGGCAATCGGAAACATCCAAGCCGGTACGTCCGGCACCTTCGCCGCTGTTCTCGATGACAACGGCTCGCCTATCGCCCTTCCCGCCGATTCCACGTTTACCTGGACCGCGTCGGACCCCAGCGTAGTTATCACTCCGACCGAAGATACCACCGGAGCCGAAGTAGCGATCCAGGCGGGCGATGTTGGCACTACCGTAACCGTCACGGCGACTGTGATCGTCAACGGTGTGTCCGTGTCGGGCAGTATCGATGTGGCCCTTACTTCGATTCCTCAAGCGTTCACCGTGGTTGTATCGCAGACGGCATAGGAACATCATGCCCGACGCGCTACTGATTCGGCTTGGGATTGACTCAAGAGAACTGCAAGAGGATATTGAGCGCGTGCGGTCGGGGGAGTTGGAATTACCGACCGTGAGCGCGTTCAGAATGATGATTGACAAGCGGCCTGCTGAAGACGTGGCCGTGTACTTAGACGAGGTGTAACGTGGAACAGCAGACCATCAACCTATCGGCCAGCGTCACCAAAGCCCTTGATCGCATCGCTGCGAAGATGGGCGGGGGAAGCGTGTCGGTAGGATTCTTCGAGGGTGACATTTACCCGGACGGTACGCCTGTGGCCTCAGTTGCATTCTGGAATGAGTTTGGGCATGGCGGTCCTGCACCTTCCCCGCCACGCCCGTTTTTTCGCTCGATGGTTTCCAAGGAATCTACGACGTGGGGGCGCAAAATGGGCGCTCTTGCGAAGGCTACGAATTACGACGGTAAAGCAGTTCTCGGCATGATGGGCGAGGACATTACTGGCGCTCTACAGCAGAGCATTACCGATCTCATGTCCCCGCCGCTGGCAGCATCAACAATTCGGCGCAAGGGATTCGCTAAACCCCTCGTGCATACTGGCACAATGCTACGCGCTCCCGGCTATAAGGTGGAAGGTTAAACGCGATGGATCTGAGAACGATCAGCAACGGTGTAAGCAACGCGGTGAATCCGAATATCACCGTGACCGTGCTGGCCTCGACAGGCTACACCATCGGCACAGGCCGCAAGCAGATTCCCTCCTACGCTTCGCCTGTCATCGGACCCGCGCAAGTCCAGGCGCTCGACAATATCGAGCTTCGTCAATTGGACGGCCTGAACATCCAGGGCACTATCCGTGGAATATATCTGCGGGGTGCCCTTGCGGGAGTGATCCGGCCCGACAGTAAGGGCGGAGATGTTGTGAATATCGGCTCACAGACCTGGCTCGTTGTCAAAGTGCTGGAGTCGTGGCCGTTGTGGTCAAAGTGCGCCATAGTGCTACAGGAGGCCGCATGACCGCGACCCTCTACGTTCCCAGCATCGTGATTGATACCGTAATAGACGCGGTGGGCGACTTCTTGCAGCCATTCGTGGGCGCGGCCCAGATCGTGCGCGCGCAGACAAACCGCGTGCCTATGCCGGGGGATTCATGCGTAGTGCTGACTGAAATCATGAGCGCCGATCTGGAGACTCCCACGGTCACAGATGACACAGTAAATCAGCAGAACAGTTTCAACAGCCCCAAGCGCTTCGATGTTCAGATCGACTTTTATGGTCCCGACTCAGGAGACCAATGCAACGCCGTAAAAGGCACCTTCCGCACACCTTATGCCGTCTCGAACTTTCCCGCCAATATCGCCCCGCTTTACTGTTCGGATGGCATCCAAAGCCCTCTGGTGACAGGTGAGGAGCAATGGGAAAGCCGCTGGACTCTGACGGCTTCTCTTCAGTACAATCCCTCTGTTGTGGTTCCTCAGCAGAGCGCAACGCAGTATGATGTAACATTGATTGAGAGGGCATAAATCATGACCATTCCCGCGAGTCAAATCGTTCAAATCAACCCTACCGTTACCTCAGCGGGTGGAAGTTCGCTGATTCTCAACGGTCTGTTCTTGACGCAAAACGCGCTCATGCCGGCCGGGAAGGTGTATAGCTTCTCCAGTGCATCCGCAGTGTCCTCTTTCTTTGGTCTCGCCTCTACCGAAGCGGCGTTGGCATCCATCTACTTTGCCGGGTATGACAATTCGACAATCAAGCCGGGGGCGATGTTCTTCGCGCCCTACAATGCGGCGGCGCGGTCGGCATGGCTCCAGGGCGGCAATGTGTCGAGCCTGACTCAGGCACAGTGGCAGGCGCTTACCGGACTCTCGCTAACCATCATCTTTGACGGCTACACGCGCACTGCGGCCGCAATCAACATCTCGGCTGCTGCTACTCAATCGGCAGTGGCTACGGCGATTCAGACGGCCATCAATACAGGCGCAGCCACGATTGCCACCACGACAGCGGGAACGATTGCCACCACAACGCTTACGGTGGCCGGAACCGTGACCGGGACGTTCGCGCCGGGGCAAACCCTTCTTGGAACCAGCGTCACCGCCAATTCGATCATCCTTGCGCAGTTGACCAGCACAGAGACAGATTCCCATCTCGGCGGTAAGGGAACCTACCAGCTCTCGCAGTCCAGCACGATTAGCAGCCCCGCCGCCATGACCACCACGGCAACGCCTGTCGCTGTGACATGGAACAGCACGCAAAGCTGCTTCGTCATCACCTCCGGCGCAACGGGTGTCGCGTCCACGTCCGCCTACGCAACCGGAACGCTCGCTGCGGGACTGGGCCTCACGTCGGCAACCGGCGCGATCCTCTCGCAAGGTGCGGTGGCTGACACTCCGGCCTCGGCCATGAATAACGCGGTGGCAATCACTCAGAATTGGGCAAGCTTTATTACTATGTTCGAGCCGTTGCTTGCCGACAAGATCAATTTCGCGCTCTGGAATCAGACCCAGAATGGCGGACAGAATTACGCCTATCTCGCATGGGATACTGACAATCAGGCGCTCGTACAGGGTGCTACCACGCCATTCGGGGTAGTTGCGAAGGCGGCGGCGTACAACGGTGTATGCTGCATCTCTGGCGATCCGAATATCGCAGCGTACAACGGAACTACGCTCGCAGCCATGCTGCTCAACGATGCGACGTTTATAGCAGGCGCGATTGCCTCGGTAAATTTCTCCGCAAATAACGGGCACACCGACTTCATGTTCCGCTCTCAGTCCGGATTGGTTGCCCCGGTGCGCGACGGGCAACTGGCGCTTAACCTGATCGCCAACGGCTACAACTTCTACGGCGCTCATGCGACGGCCAATCAAGAGTTCACATTCTTTCGCCCTGGGCAGATCAGCGGAAAATGGAAGTGGCTGGATTCATTCATTGAGGAGATTTGGATCAATAGCCAATTCCAACTTGCTTTGATAGAGTTGAAGATCAGCGTTGGCGCGACTGACTACAACGAGCCGGGATACGCACAGCTTCGTTCCGCGCTCATGGACCCGATCAATGCGGCTCTGTATTTTGCGGCCATCGTGACCGGCAAGGTGCTTTCTTCGGCGCAGAAAACCGCTATCAACACGGCGGCTGGTCAATCGGTGGATTCGATTATCAGTTCTCAAGGTTACTACCTGCAAATCCTTGACCCTGGGGCGTCGGCCCGCGCGGCCCGCACTTCGCCGATCATCAATTTCTGGTACGCAGGTGCCAGCGACATTCAGTTCATCAGCATGAACAGCTCAGATGTTCAATAATTCAGCGAAGAAAACGCGATAGGAGAGTAGCAAATGGCAAGGACAATCACAGCAGCGAACGTGGTAGTAACGCTCACGCAAAAAGACCTATTCCCTGTCGCGTACCAGTTCTCCGGTTACTCGGCAGATAAGGCGTGGTCAAATGCCGCCGTGAAAATGGCGGAACATATGATGGGCGTTGACGGCCATCTATCGAGAGGCTACACGCCCAACCCTGTACCGTTCACGATTTCCCTTCAGGCAGATTCGCCGGGAGTTGACATCCTGGATGCCATCATCGCAGCGACTATTGCCTCACGTTCTGCCTATCCCTTCAGTGTGGTCATCTCCGTTCCCGCCACTGGAAAATCTTACGTTGGAACCAATGGCGGCATCGATGAGGTCAAGATTATTCCCGATGCCTCAAAGGTTTTGCAGGCGCAGGAATACACTTTTATGTTTGAAACACTTCTGCCAACCCTGAGTTAGTCGAGGAGCATCATGGCACGACACACTACACTGTACCCCGTCACCGATGAGGGGCGCGATAAGGGCAAGAAGTTTCTCATCACGGAGATGGATGCGGATAAGGCCGAGGCATGGGCTACGCGCATCCTTTTCGCGCTGATGAAAGCCAATGTTGAACTTCCTGAGAACTTTTCCGGCATGGGAGCGGCCGGCCTTGCCGAGCTTGGATTGAAGGCAATCGGAAGCCTCACGTGGGAAAGCGCAAAGCCGCTGCTTGACGAGATGATGGAGGGAATCGAGATTCATCCCGATCCGAAGCATCCGCAAGTCAAGCGGGCGATTATGCCGGAGGACATGGAAGAGATTACGACGCGCCTGAAAATCAGAGTCGAGGTATGGAAGCTCAACCTGGGTTTTTTGCAAGCCGTCATCCCCTCATTTTCAGCGGGGATCAAGGCGGCAATGGGAAGCATGAGCCAGCCGAATACGCAAACGTCTCCAGATGTATCGGTATCCTGATCTCCCGGCGCATGGCAACGCTGCATGAGCTTCAAACGGTCTACGGGGTACAGGATGCCTACAATATGCTGGAGATCGCAGTGGTGGACAATTACAACGCGGCACTCGCAAGGGAGTAGACCATGGCCACAGTTATCGACTCCCTAATTATCACCTTGGGCCTTGACCCGGCTCAATATGTAAAAAAGTCAAAGGAAATAGAGAAGTCCAGCAAGCAAACAGAAAAAAGCATCAAAGATGTAACTGTTGCCTCAAGAGATACTACCAAGGGATTTAACGAGGCAGCGTCCAGCGCAGCGGGTTTCCTTGCCGTGATTGGCGGATCGTTTGCGCTGAAGGCACTCATCACTGATTTCGCTACCACCAACTCCGCAATCGCCAGGTTCTCGCAAAACATCGGCCAGAGCGCGACGACGGTGTCGGCATGGGGTAACGCTGCTGAATTGGTTGGCGGCAGCGCCAGTGGCCTACAGGCTTCTATGCAAGCCCTATCTGCAACTCAATCCAACTTCGTTCTCAAGGGTGAGACGGGGATGATCCCGTTTTTCTCGCGGATGGGCGTTGCGCTCTTCGACGCGGGTATGAAGGCGCGGTCTGCCGACGCAATTTACATGGACCTTGCAAAGTCGATGGAAGAGCGCATCGGCAAGGGAACGATGAGCCGCCCGCAAGCCAACAATTATTTGCTCCAGATGGGCATGGACCAGGGTACGGTAAACCTGATTCTTGGGGGCAGCAAAGCGCTTGCTGAAGCCATTAAAAAACAGAAAGAGTACAACGCGCTCACAGCGGAGCAAGCAGCACAGGCGGTAAAACTCAACAACTCAATCATCGAACTCAAGCAGAATTTTGAGGCTTTTGGTCGCGTTATTATCGGCGAAGCGCAACCGATTCTCGACTTTATGAACAAGTTTGCGGATTGGCTGAACAAGTCCGATACCTCAACAAAGAATCTCGTCCTGGGATTTGGGGCGCTTGGAACTGTTCTGACCACTGTCGGGGCAAGTAAGATCGGGATATCACTTCTTG